CCAGAGGCGGTCTTCGGAGAAGGTCTTTGATACGCCATCCACAGAAACCGTGACGCTGTTTTTATCCCAGAATGGGAAACAAACTCGCACGGCAACATCATAAGTACCAGCTTTATCAATGGTAAACTCATAGGAAGCGGAGCCTTCATCGCCCAGCGTAATCATATAATCCGACATAGATACAATGCCGGAATAATCATCCACATCACCGCCACCACGGTCTATGAGAATATCGCCAAACTCAGTGTTTTGCTGCTTGGCATAAGCGGTCAGATAGCGTCTGCGGTTATACACCTCGCCCATCAGCGGGTATTCCTTGTAAACAGCGTCCTGACCTTCCATGAAATCGTAGACCTGCGGCAGCGCCCACGGAACTTTGTCGTAGTCATCCCAATAGGCCAGAATCGGGATCATTGGCTGCGGAGGTGCATCGTCGGTGAAATTATAGCCACCAGTCATCCATAGCTTTGCGGCATAGTAGGTATTGGAGGTGCCTCGATAGGTTTTGCCGAGGTTTTCCGGCGTATCGTAAATCTGCCAGTTCCAACCATAACCGGGCAGTCCCATAAAGATCTTCTGTGGGTCCATGACGGAGGAAGCATAATCGTAGATACCTTCCAGCCAGTCACGAGGGGAAACCGGACCGGGAGCAGAGCCTGCCCAAGCCATGCCGTAGCTCATGATGGAAACCGAATCGCAGTAGGCATCAAGGTCTGCGTACACGCACCAGTTCTCACCACCAACGGAGCCGTTAACGGAGGTCATACCCGGCAGGCAAAGATTGACCAGCTTGGTGGAGTCGTAGGCCTTGACCGTATTGTAAATATCTCGGAACAGCGCATTTGCGGCAGTCCGGTTTTCGTATTCGCCGCCACGCTCAAGGTCAATGTCCACACCGGCGCACCACGGATATTTTTCCATGATACGCACAAGCTCCGTCAGGAAGGTATCCTTTGCACCGTCCGTGTTATTTCTCAGGGCAGTAAAAATGGATGCCGTACCGTGATTCATAACGGTAAGCATCCATTTGATGTGCGGCCATTTATTGATGTAAGTCAGCATGGTTGATATGCTGGTGCCGGTTTCAGAGATAGTCCCGGTAGCATCTACCTCGAAGGTGAAGATACCCACCGTATCCAGCCTGTCTCCGTAATCACGTAGCGCCTGATACATTCTGGTGTTGCCCATGAAAGACCAGACCATACAGCGCTTGCCTTGCAAATAATCTCTCACAGCACATCACCTCCGTCCTGCATCTCCTGAAACTTGATATATAGCTTGGCGGATTTCCCTTTTTCCAGCGTAATCGGATGCTTGCTGTCACCGGCAGCAGAATACTGATAAAAGCCATCCTTGCCTGTAGCCGCACCGTTTTTCAGGCACTCCCTTGTGGAGCCAAGGAGCGAGAAGATATCACCGGCACTGGCTGCATCAAGGAAGGTAGCCTTGTGAGAGCCAGCACCCTGTGAAATGATGATGCTGCCAGCAGCCATATCCTGAATCGGCTCCACCTCGATATCAAGGCCAGCGGTCGTACTGCCAAGATTGAAGATGACCACGGTGCCGCTGGATCGGACAATGCCGTTATAAAATCTTGGTGCCACAATTGCATCGTCCTCACGATACTTTTGCAGCAAGGTTTCCGTGTTAATCACAAAGCCGGTCAGTCGGTCGCCTTCTTGCACCATAAGGTCAGTAAACCAGATACGTCCAGTGCAGTCGCTGACAATAGGTTGTACCGTAATGCTGACCACACGCATATCTTCTTTGACGGTAATTGTTTCTGCAAATCTTGTAAATTCAGCCATCACGTCACCTACCCATCCAGCGTCCAGAGAATTTCGCTGACGTGTCCGACCCAGCCGGTAGCGATGGAGCCACCTTGGAGCAGCATGTCGGTGATGTATACTGCTCCGGTACAGTCGGTCACGCAGACTCGTATCGTTATGGACTTAATTCTGCCGTAGCCTTTTGGAGAGATGTCATGGGCTGTCTGTGTAAAATAAGCCATAGCGCCTCCTTAAAACAAATCAATAAACCTCGTTTCTGTCGTTCCGTCCTCATATTCAAAGACCACCTCGATGCCGACTTGACCAGCAGCGCCTTTCTCCAAGTTTTCAGAAGCAATCTGTGCCGAGAAGGTATAGCTGCTGCGGTTTGCAGGATAGATCGTCTGCATCATACTTTTGGTCATGCCAGCTTCGCCTTCAGCCTTAAAGGAAGCCGTGCCGGAAACACCGTTTGTGGCATCCACTTCGAAGCCAGAGTTGACCCAGTAGGACAGGCCACTGTCGCCTCTGGAGTTGCGCAGATGATTAAATGGAACGAGGTCTTTTACTTCCTGTCGGTCGATAACATCTGTGGAAGCCAGTACATCAGCGGCCTTGTCCCATTGCGCAGAGGAATCGCCCAGCTCACGAAGCGTGGTAGAAAGTTCCAGTACCGTGTTCCAAGGCTCCTGCAGGTTGTACTGCCTGCGGACTACACGGGTTTTGACCGACAGATTCAGGTCTTTATCATCAACCGTTACGATGTCGCCCAGCGCCCATGCTTCATGTTCATAGCCGGTTAGGACGGAAAGGTCCATAGCGGACAGAACATAGGAAATACGAGGATGGGCGTATTCCTCCAGCTTATTCTGCGTGTACTCCAGCATCTGATAAGGATTGGTGAAGTTGGAGCAGTCCAGCGTGGAGATACGGATTTCGTCGGTGTAGGAAGTGTCCTGCACATATTCCTTGCCTCCGTTAATGGAAGCAAAGGTCATACCATCCTTACCATAGGCATACAGCCTTGTAACGAGGCTTCGGGTATCCGCCACTCGCTGGATGGACTTCATGTTCTTGCGATAACAGAACAGCACACCATTGTCGTTGCCGCTGAAGGTCAGAAGATGGACCAGACGGTTGGCACAGTCAAAAATCAGGTCGCCGCCGTGGATCACTTGTGTCTGACGAAGGACTGCCAGCGCATTTTTCTCGCTGCATTCCCATGTACGCTTGCTGGTGACATTCACCGTGCCTACGGCCCAATCGGTGCCAGCTAAGGCGTGGGCCATTGGGATATCAGCCGTATCTGCATTGAAGCTGACGGTTTCTTTTACTTCCGAGAAGGCCAAATCATAAAATGCCGCCTCCGCATAGACTGTTGTAACCACACGGCCATCTGAGGTTTTGTCATCGGTCACGGTACGAATGCGATATACATCATTTACGATCTGCACCTGCTTTTCGTTATCAAGGGAGAGCCTTTTGGCATCCTGAAACGGGAGCTTAAACTCCAAGGTGTCAGCGCCATTCACCTCGCTGGTGACGATAATATCAAAGGCATTCTCCAAGACTGCTTCCCATGCATTGTCGGCATCCAAGATAACCGGCCTTGCAAAGCCAAGTCGGTCATACGGTGCCTTTGGAATGTCGTGGAGCTGTATATCTGTAACCTTCGGTGTCTTGCTGGTATCCGTAGTGGTCAGCGTAATACGGAAGCGGATGTATTTCTGGTTTGGCGACTGTAGTTCGCCGCTGGTACCGATGGACTGCCATGCGGACCATTCCACCAAATCCTGTGAGGTAGCTGTCTCAACCAGCGACACAGCATTAACACCGGCAGTGTATTCGCTGGTCACAGAAACTCTGCCGCTGCCGGAGAGAGCGCAGGAGGTTGGAATGGTAGTCAGCTGGCCGCTTTCCGGGTAAACACCGTCCGTTGCACGAAGGGTTACAGTTCCCGGCTCAGTCAGACCATCGACATTTTCCGATAAATCTCCTGCATTGGCGCAGAGAGAAGATAAGAAGTAATTTTTCAGGTCCTCTGCGGTCATATCCGAATCGCAGTCCAAAAACCAGTCATCAAATCCGCCTGCGTAGTAGTAGGTATCTGCATGCATACCCATCACAATATCGGCAGTGCAGGAGGAATTTAGTGTGCCGGTAAAGGTCAGCACATCAGAAGTCCAGACTTCACCGCTGCCACGGTCGCCCAGCACGTAGGTGAATGTTTTGTTGTTTGGCTCAATGACGCCTGCGATAAAGTACCAGCCACCATTGACCAGTGAAAAGCTCGGTGTCACTGTCTTGTCCAGAATGAGAGAGCCGGAAGAGTTATACAGCATGATTCTCGGTTTGCCGGAATAGAGTGACAAATAGAAAATAGGCTGTCCGGGACCATAGCGGGTATTGAAGATGGGACAGAAGGTGTTACCGACAGAATAGGTCGTCGGATTCATCCATCCGCCCACAACAATGCGCTCACCGAGATTTGCGAAGATGCTGCCATCATTGGTTACCTGCAGATGGGTTTTCTCTGTGGTCGGATTGTTGATGTTCATACGGAACTGACGACCCTTTTGGCTGCTCTTTAAGCTGGCCGTGGTACCACTCCAGTTGATGATGGTCATCTTGTGTCCATTACCGGAAGAATCGATGAGCTTGTTGTCAGCATCCGGCGCAGACTCATTGAATCGCCACAGGCCACTCATTCCTTCGATATATGGAAACTCGCCAGTAAAATCTGTCTGGGAAGTCAGGATACTTTTAACAGCCACATCATCACCTCCATCTGCTGTTTGCCTGAATATTGAGTTCTGTGAAGGTCGCATTGGAAGTGGCGACCACCACAGTATTGGAGCCGGTTTCCAATATCGGGAAATTCAGCTCATATAAAAGCGGCAGACCATTGCGTAGCGTATTGCCCACAGCATCCACTACCTTTGCGGTTACCAGAGCGCTATCCACAATCAGGGTTTCACCTTCGGTAAGAGCGCCACTGATACGAAGCTCCTCGCCGCCAGTGATAATGGAGATGTAGCTGTCTGCATCAGCGGAAACGATGCCCTGAATGGAATAAACCGGCTCTGATACCGTTGTTCCGATGCTGCGCAGAACTTCGTGTTCACCTTCCTCAGAAATAACAAAAGTCTCGTCCTCCAGCGCATAGCCGTGAGGATCGGGACAGATAAATTTTAGAGTGAAAGTACCGGCAGAGCGTAGCAGCCTTTCGCAATCGACAGCTTCCGACAAACGGGCCAGAAAGTAGCGGTCAGGCACTTCATCCAGCACCAGCTGCTTTAGGCCTGCGGTCGGGTCAAGCCACTGCGACATGGCATCCAGCACCGAAACCAGTGAGGCAAAGTCCTTCTGCGGGTAAACATAGCAAGTGAGCGTGATAATACGTTCACCGCTGTCACAGCCGAAGTCTGCCACACCAGCTTTGCCCGGTACTGTTTCATAGAAATTACGCAAGGCCGGAGATGCCTGCCAAGAGGTCAGCCTTGCTTTGATTTTCATAATTTTTGATGTGATCCCGTTAAACTGAAATCCCAAAACGGCCACCTCCTTAAGCAGTCAGCACACGGCCCTGCGCACGAGAGCCAGTCTGCATCAAGTTATAAAGTTCCTGCGATACCTTTCGGATATCATCTTCGCTGCGGACCACCATCTGCTGCACGGTCACCAGAGAGCCATACATACCGTCCATCACAGTGGAACGGCTGTCAGCGCTGCTTTCCGTCAGTGCATTGGCGGCACCGGCATCAAAGGAGAAATCGGTAGGAATAGAAGTCTCCATGTCCTTTGCCAGACCGTTCATGACAGAGTTGATGTCCTCAGCCATACCCTCGGCAGCTTCCACAGCGTCTTTGCCGTTGGCATTGATGGCACCGGCGAGACCTTCCACCAGCATTTCGCCGACCCAGCCCATTTCCTTGGACGGAGACGCAATCCCGAAGAAATCACAAATACCATCCCAGATGGAAGAAATCCAGCCGGACACCTTGTTCCAGAGCCAAGAAGCAAGAGATTGGATGCCTTGCCACAGGCCTCGCACAAGATTACCACCGACTTCTGCAAGCTGGGATACACCTTTTCCAAAAGCAGAAACCAGACCAGAAATAATCTGCGGCACGGCTTTTACAATTTCCACGATGATAGTCGGCAGGTTTTTAATCAGCGAAATCAGGAGCTGCACACCTGCTTGCACGATCTGCGGGATACTGTTGATCAGCGCATTTACGATGGAGCCGATGATTTCCGGGATAGCTGCCACAATCGTGGTGATGATCTCCGGTAGAGCCTGAATAAGTGCCACCAAAAGGTCGATACCCGCCTGTATGAGCTGCGGGATGCTATCCAACACGGCTGTAATAATGCCTTCAATGATTTGTGGAATTGCCGCCACGATTGCTGTGATGATTTCCGGCAGCGCAGATACCAGTGAAGTCAAAAGCTGAATGCCAGCCTCAATAATCTGCGGAATGGCACCAATAATAAAATCTACAATAGAAAGGATGATGGAAGGCAGTGCTTCAATCAGGATCGGGATTGCAGTCAGTAAGCCTTCTGCAAGGCCCATAATCAGTTGCAGTGCCGCATCCAAAATCATCGGAAGGTTTTCAATGAGGCCCTGCACAATCGTAACGATTGCTTGCACTGCTGCCGGAATGAGCTGCGGTAAAGCAGAGCCGATGCCCTCCACCAAGGAAACCACCAGCTGAACTGCAGCATCCACCAGAAGCGGCAGGTTGTCAATCAGGGCCTGCACGATAGTCATAATGGCACTGACTGCAGCAGGAATCAGCTGCGGCAGCAAGGTCAAAATGGTATTTAGAATCTGTGTAAAAAGCTGGGTCACCGTATCAAGGAGTGAGGGAAGCAGGTCTGCAAAGGCGGTAAGGAGTGCTTCCGTTACAGTTGGCAGGACCTTGACCATATTCTCAATGACGGGAGTGACATTCTTTATTACATTCTGGAGTGCATCCACTATGTTCTGGCAGAGCATATTCATATCGGCATTGGCGTCACCGAAACCGACCAGCATATTCTGGAGTGCTGCCTGCAGGGAGTTGATGGAGCCAGAGATGGTTTGTTCTGCTTCTGCGGCAGTGGCACCGGCCACACCCATGCTGTCCTGAATGACATGGATGGCTTCAACTACATCGGCATAGGAATCGATATTGTACTCGATGCCGGAAATGGCCTGTGCATCCGCAAGCAGTCGTTCCATCTCGGTTTTGGTGCCGCCATAGCCCAGCTTCAGGTTGTCCAGCATCGTGTAATTCTGCTTGGCAAAGCCCTGATAAGCGTTCTG